TGTAGTCTGGCTGAGTTGGTTTTTCTTTCCTGTCATTCTGGAACAGGATACCTGATGCCGGATATTGAGCCATTACTTCTTCTCCTTCTGAAGTTTGATTTTCTTTTCTGAAATGCAATTGATTACTTTATCGTAATCAGCGGTTGCTTCGGTCTTCGCTAGGCCAAACATAGCTTGGTTGGCAACGTAGAATTTTTTCAACATGTCCTCGCTCCGAGCGGAGCCGATCCATGAGCATGCGACATCTGACCAAGTGTCCCACTCAGACACGGCACGAGGCTCACGGTCTCCATCCTTGTAGGCAAATGTGTTTATCATCTTACCAAGGATAGGTTTCTCAGCCCCTGCGGGAGCCGGTACAGGAGCCTTTTTCTTCTTCACTGGGTCTGACTTAGGTTTTTCCTTTACCTCTTCCTGCCGGGCCTCTCCGTCGCTCTGAGGCAGGTCTTCACCCGCATAGATGTAATGGCCCAAGCCGTGGTAGCTGATCGCCTTAGCCAGCCCACGCTGAAACGCTGTGTTAATCGAGAAGGCATCTGGGTTTTGGATTGCCTTATTGCGGTAGTCCAGCACAGGGAATAGTTCTGTTGCACTAATCCCATCAACATCAACCGTCACTTGAACGAATGAGTACCCAGCATCATCCCTTATGCAGGGTGATCCATCAGGCTGTATGTGCTTGGTAAATGTTGCCTCTGGATAGTGGCTCTTCAATACACCCCAAGCCCATGCCCATGACAGGTATGTCAGCCCGTTCTTCTTTTCCGTGTGATCATTGACATTGATCGCTGATAGCGTCTTCCATACAGACATTATGTTCTCCATCCTTTAAATTGCTCACAGAACTCTGCGACATTGCAGTAGTTCCCTTCACACCGGGTCTTATCGCCCTTGCGAAATTCTATCTCCAGCTTCTTATCGCTGGACGCAACGTGTTCATTTGCGTCTTCTTCGCTATCCCATAGCTTCAACGCTCTCTTCTTTCCCTTCTCCTTCACGGCCCATTGGTTGGGCTTTGCCCATTGATCTCCGTCAGAACAAAGGGGAACCTTGTCATACAAATCGTAGTCCATCTGAGCGGACTGATGTACGTCGATACGATCATAGATATAATCTTCGCGCTCCTTCTCGCTCCAAAGGGGAAGTTCCACGATTACGATTGGTGACTGGGGATACTCTTTGTCAAATTGCGCACGGCGTCTCTGCCAGTCTCTGAGTATCGCACAGATGCGCAGCTTGCTAACTTTCTTCTGTCGGTTGGCACCAGCTAATGAGTTCTCTACCAGCCAAGCATAGCAATTCTGCTGACGCTCCCACTCAACCTTTCCAAGGATGACAGACCAAGCAGAGGTAACTTTGTAATCCGTAATTTGAACGGTGCCATCAGGTAAAACCTCTTGATGATCGAGCGCCCCGGACAGGGTCCAATTAGCAATCTCTGCGTACAGCCGCTCTTCGACTTGGACATTCGCGGGATCGTCGGCGCTCTCCAAAACATGATGGACAGCCGTGCCAAACAAAGCCCAGATCATATCAACTACATCGGTCTCGATCTCTTCGTCATGCAGGTCTTTCATCAACCTGATACGAGGACCATCGATCAATGTCGTGACACTGATGTCCGCCTTGCCTCGTGAGTATTTATCATCTCTGGCAAAGTTTAAGAACGCATCCGGCAGGTTGTGATTGTTTGTAATTTTCATTGTTTTCTCCACTGTTTTGATGTTAGATCATAGGCAGAATGTAAAGTCAAATAGAATGTTTAAGGGTCAATATGAGTCATTTCGACATAACATTTACGGCTCTTGGAGAGCCAGCTTCTAAGGCTAACTCTAGGAAAATGGTTACTATTCGTGGGCGTCCAGCACTCATCAAATCTCAGAAGGCTAGGGATTACGTTAAGCAGTTTGAGCTGCAATGCCCCCAGCTAGAAGTGCCAACCACTGAAGATGTTCAGGTTGAGATGATGATCTACTACGCCAGCCGTAGGCCTGATCTGGATGAGAGCTTGATCCTAGATTGCATGCAGTGCCGCATCTATAAAAATGATCGTCAGGTAAAGCAGAAATTTATATACTGGGGACTGGACCGGGAGAACCCAAGAACAATAATTCGTGTCCGCTCATGTGATGTAAAAGATATTCCAGACTACCTTGTTATCGGTAGAGTATAGGTAGTCGATAAATTATAACGGTAGAGTATATTATAATATAATATATTAGGCGGGAAAAATATGACCCGTTGACTGGTGCCGTTTTTGTCTCGTATGATCGCCGGATCAGAGTAGGAGAATAGCCGTGCAAATCGAACAACAAGTTCGTGGCGAGGCTTACAGATTAGGGCAAGGACAACACAAAATAAAATGCCCAAGCTGTAGCCATGGCCGCAAAAACAAACACGATAAAACGCTTTCTCTCCGCATAGAACAAGACAAGATACTTTTTAACTGCTGGCACTGTGATCAGGAGGGAATTGTACCTATGCGGGAGAAGTTACCAGAGACTAGGAAAGTGGAGCCAATGTCCGTAGCAAAGAACGTAAACAAGATGCCTCTATCAGGAGCCGCAATAGCTTGGTTAAGTAGCCGAGGTATCAGCGAAGCCACGGCACTGAAGGCTGGATTAGTATCAACCAAATCATGGATGCAGCCTGTCGGGAAAGAGACAGAGAGCATCATGTTCCCTTACACAAACAAGGGACAAGAGTACGCATACAAAGTCAGATCGATTGAAACCAAAGCATTCATCTGCAACGGTGCGCCTCAAACCTTCTTCAACATTGAAGCGGTTCAGCGCAATGACGATCTCATAATTTGTGAGGGGGAGATGGACGCGCTGGCCTACATGGAAACAGGATACGAGAGTGTAGTATCCATACCAAATGGTGCAGTAAACAAGATTACTAACGGGGCAATCGACCCTAAAGATGATAACAAATTCAAGTTCTTATGGGCTGCTGAGAAGAAAATAAAGTCGGCAGCTCGTGTGATAGTGGCGCTCGACAATGACGAGGCGGGTCAGGCTACATCAGAGGAAATCGCTAGGCGCATAGGTAAAGACAGATGCTTCAAGGTTGAGTACCCAGAAGGGTGCAAGGATGCCAACGATGTGTTGATGAAGCACGGCAAGGAAGCTGTTGATGAAATCATCGTAGGTGCAAAGGCATGGCCTATCGCTGGTCTGTTTGATGCGTCCCATTTCTATGAAGAGATAGATGACATATACGAAAAAGGTATGGGCCGAGGCGAGAGTACTGGGTACGATAACGTCGATGAATTATACACCGTTGTCACAGGACAGTTGACTGTTGTTACAGGACATCCATCATCAGGCAAGTCAGAGTTCATAGATCAGATCATGGTGAACATGGCACAAAACATTGGATGGAAGTTTGCAATCTGCTCATTTGAAAATGAGCCACGCATCCACATCGCAAAGTTGATAAGCAAGTATACGCGCAAGCCATTCTTTAAAGGTGCAACAGAAAGGATGACTGAAGACGAGCTGACTGTCGGTAAGGATTTTGTTCAATCGCACTTTTCTTTTCTTTACCAAGCGGACGGATCGCTATCCTCTGTTGAAAGCATCATCGAAAGGTTGCGGGTTGCTGTAATGCGGCATGGTATCAGGGGTGCCATCATAGACCCTTACAACTACATCCAAAAGAATGGAGACATAAGTGAGACTGATTGGATATCAGAGGTTCTAACTAGGCTTCGTGTGTTCGCTCAGTCCCATGGCATACACCTTTGGTTCGTTGCCCACCCCACCAAGATGATGCGGGATCACACTGGCAAGGTGCCAGCACCAAAGGGGTATGACATATCAGGGAGTGCGGCTTGGTTCGCAAAGGCTGATGTTGGACTAACGGTTCACAGACCAAACCCATCAGGCTCTAGGGTATCTGAGGTTCATGTGTGGAAGTGTCGGTTCTCTTGGATAGGCAAGCAAGGCGATACCAACCTTGAGTTTGATGTGCCGACCTCGACCTATAAGAAGTATGTCCCTGATCCCATACTGGACGCACCAACCCCATACACTGAGGTTGATGATGACTATCCATTCTAATGTTGACGGCTATTTGTGGTGATGCTACATGTTGTGTCAGTACATTGGTCCGCTTCTATATGTTCTCCTTTGTGTGTGACTTCTTTGAATGTTAGAAGGCAATGTTCTCCACTCTGAACTTTAGGCCACCTTCGGGTGGCCTTTTTTCTAATGAACAGTATTGCCCCCATCCATATTGACTACGTCCTTGAGTGTTTCACCAGTCATGTGAGATATTATATCCCACTCACTTTGTAGGTTGTATGCAAGAACGATGTTTGTGATTAACGCGGTAACCTCTTGAGGGGATGCCTGTTCAGGCATGTACGATAAGATTTTTAGTATCTCTTCGAAACTCAATACATCACCCATGCTTGAACCCACATTGTTTTTTAGATCACTCAATTCATCAGCTCCCTCATTACGGTATCCTTTATTCTTCTGCGTAGCAAACTCTCGCAACGGGAAAATTCTTTTTGATAGGATAGTACAGCATCATCTGAGGTTTCGTACTTCATTACCCAGCCAGCTTCGATATCAAGTTTCTTCCCTTTGATCTTTAGTGCGACCACTGACCAAGCCCTGATGCCGTCATCGTTAATGCGAGACAGTCTGCGCTCCTGAGAGTTCATGATGAACCTCATGCCATCACCAGCCTTAACTCGTGAGATACCTTTATCATAAACCTTCTTTGTCCATGTGGCTGGTAGGTGAACATCAACATCTGACATGTAAGACCTTTGTAGATTAGCGGACACCCCACCGCTAAGGCTTGATGTGACATACCAAGAAAAGGATGGGAACGCGCACTTCAACTCTGTTGATGCATACAACTCTGTCGCTTCCATGGCTTTATCTATGACAGTCTTTTGTATGTTGCGGGACTTCATTCTTTCTTTGATGGTATGCAATGAAATAAATAAACCACCAGCGTACTTAGCAGACAATCTCATTTGACCTTCTGATAGAATTTTTAGTCCGAATGGCGCGTCTTCATAGTCAAAATTCTTCCATTGATACTGATGAGGATTTTCTGATATCTTTTTTATCTCCTCGACTGAGAAGCCGTTAGTCTTCAGGAATACTTTTATGTTTGCTTTGAGTTGCTTTATTCTAAGGTAGTTTCTTAATTGCACTTCCATGTTCTTCACTCCGTTTTTTATTTCCTAGTGGCAAGTTCTCCACCACAACTGTAGTAACCACATCCATCAACCCAATTATCTATATGCTCTGGGTTTGATTTTATTCTGGCTGCTTTTAACAGGGACATCATGACCGACACATCTACGGCACTCACATGAACGCCCAAATGTATTGACCAGTAAGCACCTATGGTTTCAAAGTTATCCTCCATATTACCGTGATCTGATGCCCTGTCTTCCGTCACATATTGTTTAGCCTTGTCTAGTATCTGACCTCGCGTCATGTTCGTCATGGTTTTACTCCCTATATGTTTATGCCCTGCATCCTGAGCTTGCTTGTGTATTCACGCAACTCATTTCTGGCACGTTGCAGGTCTTGTTTCACGTTGGGGTGTTGCTCGATGCGATTAACCTCGCGCTCGTATTTATTAACTTCATGTCTTAGGAACCTAAGTTCCGCTTGCTGCTGCAAGTTCAACGCTTCGTCACCCATCACTCAAACCCTCCGGTCTTGCCCTTGGGCGTATAGATGAACTCGCTTGATCTGATTGAGTGCAGTTCATGTGAACATCTTTTGGGTTGTCGTAGATAACAAGCAACGCATCAGACCTAAGAACCTGCTCACATTTGGCGTAGCTCTCAAACCAAATCTCACCTCGCATATCCATGTCTTGCAGCGGGTAATATATTAGCAAAGCAGTGAAAAATTCCATTGTATTAGCTCCCATATCTGTCTAAAATATATTCGAGGCCAGCCCCGATTTAACTTAATTCCTTCAACCAGCATTCAGTCAGATCGCTGCCAGCTGGCCTCACCAAACACCTTGCGGAACGCCTCATCCAAAATCTTTTCCATGTCATCTTTACTCATCACGTTCTCCTCTCATCCACTTTATATCCCGTAGTAACTCAGCTTTTTCTTTAGTTAACCTCTCTAACTTCTGGGTTAACCTTGCAATCTCAGTGCGCTGAATAGCTATCTTGCTTTGCAGCTTCGCGTTTTCTTTATTCATCGTCCAACTTTTTTGTAGGTAGGTTATGCCGCTTCTTTATTTTAGAGACGGTGTACTGACTGAGCTTCAGCAATTTAGCTATGTCCTTCTGGTGTATCTTGCTATGCAATAACCCGTCTATTTGAGCGACAATAACTGGATTGTCTGAAGCTCCGTTGCTAGGACGCAAAGCTCCGAAATTGGCACTGTTCCTTCGGGCTTCTTGAACCTTGTGATTGGGTATCTGGTTTTCTGCTCTAGCCAATTGCAGCATACAGTAACCGTATGCCTTCTCGAAGCTAACTCCCTCTTGCATAAGTCGCTTTACTCTATCCAAGTTCATATCATTACTCCCCTAAATTTTTAAGATATACCGTCTCCCCGAATGGGGCTGGCTCACCTCGTGAATAAGACGATACCCACATTGTTGGGTAATGCGGCTGATCCGGATAATCGAATATACACATGTCTGAAAAATACACCATGTTATCCACATTGATATTATTTTTTTCGACATACTCGAACACTGGGCGGACTTCTGTTCCACCTCGACCATTGACCTCGATCTTCTCGATCTCCTCACCCTGCTCGTACCGCCTTACAGTCTGGATCACAGCATCACATGTGATTACTGTTACTGACCGGGGCTTGATGTCCGCGCTGATTGCGTTCACCTCGCCCAAGAAATAAGACAGCTCCCCACTTGAAACAGAACCGCTTGTGTCGATGCCGATCACAACGTCCCCGGCACCAATTTTTTGTATGGATGGCGCGACTATCCTAGATGCGTGATACATCTTACGATGCGGCTTGCGCATGCTGTAGTCATCTGGCTGATCGCCTCCGACAAACCTACGCATGCTGTCACGCCAGTCCACTTGGCTGCGCTTCATCTCCTCGATCAAAGACTTGATTGCACCGGGCAGGTTGCCCACTGCCTTAGCTCCGGCTGCAGCCATCATGACCTTGCTGTCTATGTCAGCTTCCATCTGCTTGGCTTCCGCCTCTGAGAGGGGCTTACCGTTGCCGTCAGACACATCAGTGACCTCACCAAACCCAGCGCCGCTGCCATACTTTTCTTTGGCATCCTCTGGCAGTCTGCTGTAGA